AAAGTGTCGATGGAACCATCACCAGCTGTTGAGCTGGAAGCGCCCATCGCGTTAGTTGGTGCTGCTTCTCCAAGGAGAGTAGGCATACGATAACCACCGCTACCATAAGAAGCCTGGCGAGCATCGTTTTCTTGGTTCTCAAGAAGCGTTGCAAGAACCTTGCGCTTATAAGGATCCTTAACCTGAGGTAGATCAGGGTGTTCGAGAATAGGCTCCCACTTGTTTACTAGTTCTTCATTAAGATACATTTACTTCTCCTCAGTTTAAAGCTGTTTGCTTTTGTATTGGTACTATTTATAATAATTCTTTTTTCGCGTTATTTCTTAGCGTGGCGGCTCAAAGTAGCTGCATAACGTGCCATTGGGCCTGAAAGCGATGGCTGATTAGTTGCTTGCTCGTTAAGCTCGGCTGCATCAGGATCAATTGAATTCAACGCATCTTCAGAAACGGCATGCTTTGTTGATTCCTTGGAGAAATAATTCTCTTTGATAATCTTCAACTTGTTGCGGAAAGTATCTTCATTGACAAATTCAACACCAATTGCAAGTGTCTTGAACTTCTCTACTTGAGTTTCTGTAAGATCAGAACCGACTTCAGTAATGGCCTTTTCGCGGACGGTCTCTGTAAGAGCCCCAACCAATTCGATGTTCTTTTCCATCTCTTCGTTAAGCTTGGTTTCTGCCTCACTTAGCTTAGCTGCGAGTTCTTCAACTACATCTACCTTTTCTTCAGGAATATTGATGTAGTGCTCTTCAAACAAACCCTTCAAGCCAGAAAGGAAGTCTTCGCTGATTTCGAGCTTAAGGCCTGTATCAACAGCAAGCTCATTTTCCTTGACCCAGCTCTCAACAACGTAGTCAAGGTATGATTCAAGCTTTTCGCTAAGAACAGATTCCACATTGCTAACAGATTCTGTAATGTCAAATTCTGCAGAAGCAGAGATCACATCGAGATGTTCGTTGATCTTCTTAACAACAGCTGCTTGGAAAAGGGTAGAAACCTTTGTCTTGAATTCTTCAGAGAGACTATCATCGCTACCGAATAGAGCTTCAATGTCTTCAGAAACATCAACATCTTCAGCAGTAACACGACCAATCGTCTCAGCAACAGTAACTGTGTTCTTGTTGTCTACTTCTTCATTGTAGCCATCCTTGACACCAAACAACGAATTATGCAACTTGGCCATGTCTTCCTTTGTCATAGACGGAAGCTTAGCCATAACAGCCGACATCATTCCTGTCTTTGTCTTTGGAGAGTTACCTTGCACGATAGGTGACTTTTCACCTTCAGTCTTATCGGCGCGCCGAGTAGGAGTCTTTCCACCCACTGGTTCAGGCAACGTGCTCGGATCACCAAAGCTGGCGTTGAATTCCATTACGTCGTCTGTTGTAACCTTGTCAACCATATTGAACTCCTTTAGGTAAAGTAATTTTTGCTTGTTTATTTATAATATTACAGTTTTGCAAGGAAGTTTTCGAACAACTTCAACTTCATTTCTTCAAGCTGGCGAGTACTCATCTTCTTGATTTGTTGACGATCTCTGTCGATCTGTTCTTGCATCCGCCAAGTAACGCCATCGAACCACCAGTCAGCATTCTCCATAATACCATTTACATACGCATCAGGTGCTGAGGGATCAGCGACAATATCTGCTGCAGTAGCGAGATAGAAGTCTTTCTGTACTTCGGCTATTCCTTTTTGGTTTACTTTTAGTGTCCCCATTCCTCGTGACGACACACCAAGATTAGCACCTTCAGCCATCAAGTTCTTAACGATGTTACCCATTGGCGTATCCATAATCTTGGCTTTACCAATGAAGTTATCACCATCCTGCTTGAGCTCTTTGATCATATGTGAGCACCGATCAAGATTAATAATAGGGCCTTGTGGATGGCCTAACTCGCCATATGCACGACTCTTTTGCACATATTGTTCGTTGTATCTCTTAACTTCTTTGGATAGAATCTCAGTAGGATATACTCGGCGATTCTTATTTTCTTTGTTTGCTTGCAAGAAAGGACCAACGATGTACAGAGACTTCTTACCAGTCTTTGCATCCGCTTCTTCGAGCATTTCAATCTGTTCGTTGACTTCAAGCAAAAGCTTCATTAGGGTTATTCTCCAGACTTCTTATGTAACCGAATGACAAGTGAACCATGTGTGGTATCAACAAGTGTTACTGCACAATTTGCAATTTTGTCACCATTAGAAGCCTCTAGTTGAAGACCAAACTCTTGGTAGTTGCAAACACCTGTCCCAGATAACTTGGCAATAGTGTTTGCACCTCTTTTAACAAGCCAATGCCCCGCCCCATTAGCACCTGGGGCCACAGACCACTGCATTTGAGTAATGTGCATAGAACTAACTGTCTCACCTGCGGTATTTGCAGCCCTCGCGCCACCACCATTGAGGTTTACCCAATCCGACACTGTTGTTCGCAAAACAAGATAGCCAGCTGGTTTTCTGTGATTTGTTGTAATTGGCATTGCTTATAGTTCCTCAATTTCATCAAGGAACGTACAGACCTTTTCGAACCCATCGTTGCCTTCAATCATTGTTTCGAGCATTGTAAAGCGGTTCTCTTCAGTAAGATTCTTGTTCACACTAATGTAGTGTTCTGCAAAAGCAGGGGTAATGACAAGCAATGTGCCATCAGCAAGCTCATATTGCACATCAATATTTTCAAGAACAGCCACAGACAACACTTCAGCAGCTTCTTTGATCTTTGAACTACCCTGCATAATCGGATTACGTTCACCACCCTCTGACTCTTGACCACCAGTATGTGGATGGTTAGTAGTAAGGTCAGATGTAAACTGATTTTCTTTAGCTACAGGATGAGCCTTCTTGACAATCTTATGCAGATCGGCAAACATCTTTTCCTTTTTAGCCTTCGGCTTTAAAGCAGTCTCTGGATCTTTGTCTTCAGGGGCGATGTAATCGCTTGCACTAGCCATTGCTATTAGTCCTTTCGATCGAAAAGGGACTGTGCAATACCAATACGTCTCACTGAAAGTACATCCGCCGCCTTTTGGTATAGCATCTCAGTTACAATCTTCTGGAATTGTACTGGATTGCCATTCTTCAAGCAATTGATTGCATCTTTTGCGGTATTCATTGCTGTATCTCCTTTAATAAGCTCATATTGTATTTATCATTTCGTCGTGGTTGTTTGAGGATTAACACTATCAATAGGTCCTGGCTCAGCTTGTGGTTGTTGCTGTTGATCATCAGGAGGCATTTCCTCTTCAGGGTCTTGCTGGAAAGAAGGATCTGTTGGGTCATGTAAATCTGGTGACTCAGCAGCTTCTTTCTCAATCTGCTTCTTCTCTTCCTCGATCTCTTCTTCCGTCATACGAAGAATTTGTTGACATATTGTCCTATGTGAGAAGTACTTACCTACAAACGGATCAGCTTCAGTCAACATATTCAGACGATCGCGAAGAATTTCACTTTCTTTTAATTCTGTAAAGTGGTTGTCTTCATTGAAGTGATATTGTATCTTTGATTTAATCTCGCGGAACTCTTCACGGGACATGATTCCCTTCAGAGCAAGCTGAATCTCTAGCAATTCATCAAATAACATAGAGAAGCGCAAGCGCAACCTCTTAATAAACTTTGAGAATTTAACTTCATCTCGTGTAATTTCACTTGCACGACCGAGGTTAAACTGTCCATCAGATTGCAATCGGCCGACAGGAACGTTCAATGCTCTATACATTTTCCGCTCGAAGTAGTTGACATCTTCCATCTCGCCTAGGTTCTGACCACCTGGAAGTGTTGTAACTTCTGTTCCTCTACCACCTTCGCGGCGTGGGAGCCAGAAGTCTTCAAGCATTGTCATAAACTTGCGATCGTCCCTAACCTCACCAGTACTTGCGTCATATACAAGTTTGTTCTTGTGCTTGACCATTGTATCACGGAGATACTGCTCAGCTTTAATCTTGGGAAGATTTCCAACGTCAACATAGAAGATACGGCGTTCAGGAGCTCTTGCAAGACGGTAGATTACTGTAGCGTCTTCTAGCATTCTCAACTGATTGAGAGGCTTTATTGCTTTGTGGAGATAAGATAACACCATTGTATTGTTCTTATCTAATACACCACTTGTAATATAGCAGATGGAATCTTTGGCAATTTTAAGACCTTGGCCTTGAGCCATAACACCACGTGGTGTATATATGTAATATTCATTGTACCCAAGATTGATCTTTACACCTGTTCGCGGATCTCTCTTTTCAATTGGCTCTCTGACCTTCTTGATCTTACGAGGATCAATATATCGGAGATGCTTGATACCTGAGCTTGGATCGTTAATATCAACTATGATATGGTAATAGATGCGACCGTCAACATACCACTTGCGGAAGATGTCATAACACTTATCGTTGAACTTGAGTTTGTCAATGATTTCGTCAAACTCTTCGACAATCAATTTCTTGATCCGTGCAGGAGTCTCGAGTTGATCTAGTACGATTTCTACAGGTTGGTCTTGATCATCATAAACAATTGCTTCATTAACGATATCATCGATCGCACCATCACACTCTGCCTGCATCGCCATGTCGCGGTAGCGACCAATTAACTCTGCTTCGTTCCGCGCAGTGCCTTCAAGATCAACAAATGTACCATAAGAACCACCGGGAGATAATTCAAGACTACCGTCTTCGTTTTCAGGCGGAGCAAAAGAAGGAGTCTTTTCATTCTCCTTAATTTCCTTGTCTTTGCGTCCAATCTGAAACCCAAATAGGTTTATCACAAGCTA